AAATTCAGATATAGATGTTTTGGTTATTGGTAATAAAATTTATACTAAATAGCTAAAGGATTAACTATGAAAAAATTACTAATAATACTATTATTCGGTTTGGTTGCATTTAGTGTTAACGCAGACCATGAAGAACAGACAGGCGAGGTCTATTTTCAGAATGTACCTGCATTATGTGGTACACCTGAAATGATTCAGTCATACACAGACCACGCAGATATGAAGCCACTCTTTATCTCATTAGGTAGAGAAGGCATGAAAATTAATGGTAAAGCAGTTTATATGATGACTATAATGGTGAATACTGATAACACCGAAACAATGTCAGTAATTGATGTTCCTAGTGGAACAGAAAGATGTATATTATATCATACATTTGACCTAACAACGGTTGACAAATGATCAATAATATGGTATAGTAATAGAGTTGCAACTGTGTAGGCGAAAGCGAGAGTAAGTACCCTACACTTATATAATTAGGAGAATATAATGACAGACGATAGATCAGAAGACGCAAGTTATGAAAATGAAGCAAGTCCACCAACACCAATGGTTTCAATTTCATTAAAAGAATACGACAAATTAAAAGCAAAACAGCATTACATTACAGATAAATCTATGATTGATATTATAGATAACCTAGAAAGACTTGTAAGAGCCTTAAGGAAACATATAGTAAGATCGGATTTTGATGAATAGTAAAGAGTTTAGTTTTGAAATTGAGAAGATAGTAAAAGAAAAAAGAACTACATACATGGAAGCTATACTTCATTATTGCGAAGAAAACGATATTGACCCAGGAACAGTTTCATCTTTAGTTTCAAAAAGTTTAAAAGAAAAAGTACAAGTAGAAGCAATTGATTTAAGGTTGTTAAACACTCCAAAGGGTGGTATATTACCAATTTAATATGTATGGAGGTTTTGATGTTTATAAAGTTTATCTCGGTGTCAAGCTACATTTTACATCTAAAACTTATGACTATATCAAATATGGTGGTAAAGTCAATGCGACACTCAGTAGTTTTACTAAAAGAAAGGATAGATACTTTTTTCACAAATTAAGTACAAAATATGGACAAGATAATATACTTGACTTCTTTGTTGCTAACTTTCTTGCAGATCGCAAGAGATGGATTGGTAATCTGTTGGAAAATGATGGTAAAGATGTTTACTTGGATTATAGAAAAAGGAAAGAAGCATTTGCCTATCATTTTAGATCAGACTGTGTATCTATTAGCAATGATTTGCATGATAAGTCTATTTCTTTTAATAACGCTTTTAGAAGTCCTAAAGGTCAGCATCCTAGAATCTTACAACTTCTTATTCAAAGAAAAGTTGGGTACCAGACTGCAGTCGTCTTGGAACACTTTTTGTCGTTTATTAAAAATTGGAATGTGGAGATTAAAGAAACTTTTATCTGGCCTGAAATCGCATCTACGATTACCAGATTGAAACCGTTTATAAACTATAATGCAACAGAATGTAAATTTATTATGAAAGATGTATTTGTAAATGAATCCAAATAGTATCATACCATTATTTTCTACTCCACTATATCATACTCATACTGATTATGTTATGGATACAAAAGAGTTTGAAAGACTAAAAGAAGTAGAATGGTTTTATCCACCCTCAGAGGATTTTGATGAACATAGAAAAAAAATATCTGTCGTATCTAATTCACAAAAGCTTTTCAAAGACTATGACTTTAAAGAGTTAGAAAATGTTTTTGAAAAACATAAGAATTTTTATGTAGATGAAGTGTTAGGTATGTTTAATAAATTTACTATGTCAGCGAGTTGGGCAGCAAAAACTACAAGAGGCAACTCACACCCACCACATGACCACAAGAATTGTATTTTTAGTGTAGTATATTATGCTAGATGTTATAGTGGCGATTTAGTATTAACAACTAGAAATAATTTTATAGAAGAAAAGTGGAATTTAGATTTTAATTACAAGACTAATAGAAACATATTTAACAGTACGAGTTTTAATTGTAAAGTTAAGACAGGTGATATTGTTATTATACCAGGTCATATGGAACATATGACAACTCCAAACGATAGTGATTTTCAAAGATACATAGTTGGTGCTAACTATTTTGTCACTGGTGGTATAGGACAAGAAAAGAAAGTCACAAAGTTGGAGTTGAACATTGAGTAATACTATACCAGAGAGTAATAAGATTGGACCAAATGGTGAAGCTGTTGATAGATTATATTGTGACTTATATGGACATCTTAATCTAATATTGAAGAATGGTAAGGAGTATGAAGGTAAGATAGATAAGAAGTCTATTAAGAACGCTGATGGTACTTTAAACCATGTCTATCATGCTAATACTAAATGGTTTAATAGAATGGGACAACCAATTGATAAGCCAGATAATTTAATAACGAGGGAAAAAGAATGAACTTATTTTGTATAGGTAATGGACAAAGTAGAAATACAATAGATTTAAATAAACTAAAGCCACATGGTAAGACTGCTGGTTGTAATGGATTGTATAGAGATTTTGCGCCAGATATATTATGTGCTGTTGACCAAGCAATCTCGCATGAAGTATATCATAGTGGATATTGCCAAGAAAACGAAACTTGGTTAAGAAACTGGACTAAACTTCCAGCAATGATGTTTGAACATACTGTTTATGGTACAGAACCTGAACTTGCGAAAGAAGCAAAACAATATTTTGATAATATAAAGATAAACGATAAAGGTAATGCTCAACAATTTGTATTCCATGGGTCAGCTATATCAGGTAAAGCAACTATTGTAAAAAGATATAAAGGTAATGCAGAACTAATTAAAAGAGAGATTAATAACACAGCTTGTTATGTAAGTTGGATACAAGAAAATGACAAATCAAATGACTTAACAGATTTGATACCATCAGTTTTAAGAGATAGAGGTTGGGCGTGTGGCGCCACAGCTGGCTTGGTAGGATTAACAAAATTCACAGATACAACAGACATATATTTACTTGGCCATGACTTATATAGTAATGGACCTAAAATAAACAATTTGTACAAGGGAACAACTTGTTATGGCGCACCAGAGGCACCACCAATACCATGTACTAATTGGATTAGTCAATGGAATCATTTGATGGCTGAGTTTCCTAATGTTAATTTTATTAAAGTCAATCCACTTGGTAAAGATGGTGATATTAATGAAAGAGTATCAAAAGAGATACACGAATGGTCAAAGAATAAGAACATATCATATATGTCATTTAAGAAATTCAATAAGAAGTTTGAACTAGGGTTGACAAATGATCAATAATATGGTATAATGAGGGTAATATGTTAGATAGAATTATATACAAATCTTTAGACAAGATTATAGAATTGATAGAACGATATAAAGCATATAAAATAAGAAAGTCTTTACCTAAATCTGCTTACAACGAACAGGCGAAATCAAAAAGTCTAAAAAAGTGGGTAGAACAAAGAGAGAAGTCTTATAAATAATAATGATTCCGATTAAACAGGAAACACAAATATAATAATACGAAAATACATACAAGGAGAAAATATAATGGATTTCGAATCACTTAAACAGTCAAGCTCAAACTTTGACAAACTTACCAAGGCTATTGAAGCCAATCTTGGTACAGAAAATAAAGATCAAAACAAATCAAAATACCAAGACGACAGATTTTGGAAACCAGAACTAGATAAAACTGGTAATGGATACGCTGTCATTAGATTCTTACCATCAGTTGATGGAGAAGACTTACCTTGGCAAAGAGTATGGTCACATGCATTCCAAGATGTTGGTGGCTGGTACATTGAAAACTCACTAACTACATTAGGTCACAAAGACCCTGTGTCAGAAGAAAACACTAGACTTTGGAATACAGGTTTAGATAGTGACAAAGAAATTGCTAGAAAGAGAAAAAGAAAATTATCTTACTATGCAAATATATTAGTACAATCAGATCCAAAGCATCCTGAAAATGAGGGCAAAGTATTCTTATTCAAATTTGGTAAAAAGATATTTGATAAGATTACAGAAGCTATGCAACCAGCATTTGAAGATGAGAAACCAGTCAATCCTTTTGACTTTTGGAAAGGCGCTAACTTCAAATTGAAGATTAGAAAAGTTGACGGTTATTGGAACTATGACAAGTCTGAATTTGAGGCTGTGTCACAAATCAAAGAAGGTGATGAAGACATTAAGAAATTATGGTCTTCTCAACACCCTCTTAAACCATTTCTTGCACCCGATAATTTCAAAACCTATGACGAACTCAAAGAGAAACTGAATAGGACGATTACAGGTGTACGAAGCACGACAACTGCTGATAAGGTAGACCTCCCATCTCAATCAGCACCAAGTGTGAAAAGTACAGAAGCTACTTCTCCTGCTGCTAGTGAAGACGATACTTTATCGTATTTTAGTAAATTAGCCGAGGAAGAGTAAATCTCTCTCAAGCTTCAGTAAACTTTAAGGGTGTCGTAGAAATACGGCACTCTTTTTTCGTATAAATATAGACATGGCAATAAGCATCCTTGACCCACTAAAAACTCAACAAGGCGGCATTCGTAAGAGTGCTAATTGGTATAGAAAAACTATTGCCGACTTAGGTGATAGAATTACAGCTAGAAAGTTAATGAATAGTGGTAAATTAAATGGTATTCCTAGTAAAGGAAGATTAAATATGTTCTTTTACGACCCTAAATATAAGAAGACATTACCTTTGTATGATACATTTCCACTTGTATTACCATTGGAAACAATACCAGGTGGTTTTATGGGATTGAACTTTCATTATATAAGACCTCTACAAAGAATAAGTCTATTGAATAATTTACAAAGATTTGCTACTGGTGGAATGGCAAAGAGTACAAGAATTGATGCGACCTATGATAGAGTTAAGAATGTAGGTATCGCAGCAACTACTGTTAAGAAATATTTGTATAGTCATGTTAGGTCAAGTTTTTTAAGAGTTGATTTTGACGAAGCAGCATTGGCAGTTATGTTGCCAGTTGCACAGTTTAAAAAAGGAAAACCGTATTAATGAAAAAACTTTGGAACAAACTAATAGACAAACTATTTGGCAAGAGATGTCAATGCGGTAAAAAATGATAGTATATAAGATTACAAACGAATTAAATAGCCACAGTTATGTTGGATTTACATCGCAACCTATGATGAAAAGATTTAGATGTCATTTGGGAACTGCTAGAAGTGGTGCGAAGTGGCCTTTACATAATGCTATAAGAAAATATGGCAAAGAGAATTTTAGTGTCAAAACCATATATGAGGGTAGTGATGCGTTTGAACAAGAAGATAAATATATTAAGAAGTATGGTTATTACAATATTATGCCAGGTGGAATAAAAACACCAGTTGCGATAGGTTCAACAAGAACTTTCACACAAGAGTGGAAAGAGAATATGAGTAAGAGCGCAATAGAAAGAGCAAAGAGATTAAATACATCAGAAAAGATGTCAGGTGAAGGAAATCATATGTATGGCAAATTAGGTATAGGTGCCAAAGAAAGAATTTATAAAGGAAAAGTTTATAAGAGTTTAATAGAAATGTGTAAAGATTTAAATATAAGCAGACCGACTGCTAGAAAATACTGGAGAGTCGAAAGGGGGATACAGCTATAGCTATCTTACGAGGAGGAAAAAGAATTGGTGGATACGACATACGAGTAGGTATACCCAGAGATCGCTCACTTGACAATGTAGAACGAGATCCAAGATTAAGACAGAAAGCTGGTGGTAATCCTGAAACTACTATGGGTAGATTTCAAGCTTATGTAAATGAAGCTGAAGGCTTTGCTCGTAAGGCAAGATTTTATACAGAATTTTTCTTACCAAGAGGATTATCTTTTGGTGGAGGTGTTGGTGGTGAAGATACAGCTGTTAATGTTAAAGGAACTGGCGAAGGAATAGAAGCATTTAAATTGTCAGAAGAATTACAAGCAGTACACAATGCGAATGGTAAAAGAGTTAGAGCATTTTGTGCTGAAATAGCTATGCCAAATAGAGAAGTGGTGACAAAAGAAATTAGACATGGAAATTCTCCAGCTAGAAGTCATGTAGTAGATTTTAACTCAGCAGATATAACTGCAACATTTTACTTGGATAAGTTTATGAGAGAAAGATCATACTTTGAGTTATGGCAACAAGCAGCATTTAGTACAACATCATTTAATAAAAACTATTACGACAATTATGTATCTGATATGAATATATTTGCGTTAGGAAGTTTTGCTAGCAGACAAGAGCGTGATGATATAACATATGCAGTTAAACTATTTGATTGTTATCCAAAAAATATTAGTGCAGTTGAATTTTCACATGAAAACAACAATGTACAAACTTTCCAAGTGACATTTGGATTTAGATATTGGGTTAATTACTTTATTGACAAAGCAGGTCAAATAGACTTAGGTCAATCAGAATTTGGAACACCTGAAGTAAAAACAGCAGGTGGACTATTTGGTGGATTATTAGGAAGACTACCACCAGAATTGAGAAGAGCAGGGCGTGATGTTCTTAACGATTTAAGAAGAAGAGCGCCAATCGGTAGAATAACTGGTGGAAGAGTATTCCCACCATTTAAAATACCACCGTTAAATTTATAATAAGGAGTAAGATATAATGGCATTACCAAAGGTGGAAGCACCACGATATGAATTGACTTTACCATCACAAGATATAAAAGTTAAATACAGACCATTTCTAGTAAAAGAAGAAAAGATACTTTTAATGGCTATGGAATCTCAAAAGGAATCTGAGATATATGAGGCAACAAAACAAATTGTTGATACTTGTACATATGGTTCCCTAAATGTTGAGGAATTACCTATGTTTGATTTAGAATATCTTTTTTTGAACATAAGAGCAAAATCCGTAGGTGAAGTATCAAAGTTTAAAGTTTTATGTCCAGATGACAAAAAGACTTATGCTGATGTTGAGATTGACTTAACAAAAGTAAATGTAGAAGTAGATGATGACCACACAAATAAAATTATTGTGGACGAGAGTAGAAATTTAGGTGTAGTGATGAAGTATCCAACGATGCAGGTATTAAAGTCAGGCACAAATATAGATCAAGCGAATATGGAACAAGTATTTAATATGCTAGCCACATGCGTTGATCACATATTTGAGGGCGAGAAAATATATCCAGCGAAGGATAGTACAGAGAAAGAAATTAAGGAGTTTTTTGAAAGTTTATCGCAAGAAAGCTTTGCTAAAATTAAGAAATTTTTTGATACTATGCCAAGAGTTAGACACGAATTTGAGGTGACTAACCCTACGACTAATGTAAAAAGTAAGGTCACGCTTACTGGACTGAATGATTTTTTCGAATCAGCCTCGCCCATAATAGCCTAGAGGCCTATTTTGAAGTCAATTTTGCGTTATTACATCATCATAAATATAGTTTGAATGAAGTAGAGAATATGTTGCCTTGGGAACGAGATATATATGTTCAAATGCTAATAAATCATATTAAAGACGAAAACGAAAGACGAAGTAGAGGAGAGAAATAATGATACAAAAAATTAAAAACATATTTGGATCAGGTTGGTCAGGATTTAAATACGGCATAAAACAACTATGGCATTTCATAGAGGTAGAAATACCTGAATTGCTTTCTAATTGGAGATTTGTACCAAGATTAATGATGATAGCATATGCTTATGCTTTCATGGAAGTTATAACTTGGTTTATGGCACTAGAAGCACCTAACAACGCACAAGCAGGTTTAGTATCTGTTGTAGTTGGCGCAGGCGCTGGCTGGTTTGCGATATATGTAAACGGTAAACCATCTAAAGTAAAAAATAAAGACTAATGGCAATAAAAGAATCAGATATTAAAGGTTTAATGAAAGTGGTAATGTCTTCTACTATGAAGACTGTGGCTGCTGGTCAGAAAACTGTCATATCACCTACAGAAGTAAGAAACATTGCAATTCAAATAACGAAAGATGCTACAAGTGGTAGTATTACTAGATTTGAGAACGCACTTGCTCAAACAGAAAAGGTTTTAGACAAGTTAGATATTGATTTAAGAGATTTTAATTCTGGTCTAGCCAAAACACTAAAAGAAGCACAAGTCCAAAGAGATGATAAAATAAAAGAAGTTGAAACGCTTAGAGCTAGTAATATTGTTGCTGAGGTTAAAGCTGATAAACAAGGTAGAGAGTTTATGTACGAAACTCACATACTGACTAAAAAAGAAATAGCAGAACGAACAGAGTTATTACAAAAGAATAAGAGTCTTGCTGAAGATAGAGAAAAGAAAATTATTGCTAGAATGGACGAACTGTTATCGCAAGAAAAACTTTCTAATGATGATAGACAAGAAATAATAGAAGGCGAGAAACAAATACAAGCTGATAAGTTAAAAATTGAAAGAGAAGATAAAACATTAAATCCATTGAAACCAGATGGCGATACTGGATTTGGACCTAGTAGTACATTTTACGAAGAATTAAAAGCACCATTCATAGCTGTTGGAGATGCGTTTATGGCAATAGGTGACCTTGGTAAAGACATTATGAAGATTGGTAAGTTTTTTGCTGATGGTGGTTTGATGAAAGGTCTAAAAGGTTTTAAAAAAGGTATAATGGCAATAGGTAAATTTTTAATGGGAACTAAAGTATTAATAGGTCTTGCGATTGCTGGTGTAATAGCTGGAATAGTATATTTCAAAGACGAGATAATGGCTGTAGGTAAGTTTATAATGGGTGTTCCTAAAATGATAGGTGATTTTATTAAGAAAGCATTTACGGCATTTACAGATTTCTTTAAAATTGCAGTTAATACAGTTATTGGATTAATAAGAAAATTACCTTTCATGGGAGATTTTGGAACATTAATGGAAACTTCTACAATGAAAAAGAAAAAAGAAGAAGCAGCAAAACAAGAAAGAATTAAAAAAGGTGCAGCAGACTTTACTGGTGATGTTGAAGCAAATACACAAAGTGGGTTTGTAGATAAAGGTGGATACCTGGAACCAATAAGAGAACAAGATAATGGATTTAGCGATAACGCAGGTATGGGTAATGAACAATCTAATGTTGTTTATGACAAAGGTACCAAGTCAGCAATAATGATGAATAGACAAGTTGTTGGAAACCAATTAAGAGGTTCAGGTGCAACTGGAACAGGTGATGCGTCAACTGCTAAAACTTTATTCCAAGAACAGAAACAATCTAAGATGTATGATACTGGCGAAGTCCCACCTGTCATATTAAATAATACAAATCAATCTAGTGTTAATAGTAGTGGTAGTACAACTGTAGGATTTGTACAGAATAAAAATGTTGACGATACATTTACAAATCTCAACTATGTAATGCCTTAATAAGGGCCTAAGTCTTTTTCAGTAATCAATTTAAATTCAGCATTATTATCTTCACAGTAAGCTTGTGCTGCTTTCCATTTCGCTTGATTTTTAATATATTCAAATGACTCACGCATAAACGATCTTGTTTTCTTTTTGGTAGGTTTTGGTGGTACACATTGACGAGATGGTTTAATCTCTATAACAAATTTCTTATCCTTAATAGTCTTAACAATGAAGTCAGGATAGTATTTGTGGTACTTTTTATCAATAGGATTGAAGTATCTAATAGATACTTCTTCACTAGCCCAATTAGTTATGTCTGGATTACGGTCACAATGTAGCATAAACTTACGCTCTAGTAAAGAACGATACACTATTTTGGCCGGGTCACCCACATATTTTTTAGGGTTTGATGGGCGATATAAACCTTGGTATGACTTTCTCATGGTGTTATAAATATTATCATTACAAGGATATTTAGATGGCTTTTACAAGTAAGATTTCAAATGTTATAAAAGGTGCGATTAAGAATCAGATTACCAGCTCAATTGGTAGTTTGACGCATGGACTAGTTGCGGGTAAATCACAATCTGCTAAGGTTGCGGCTAAACTACTAAACAAGTCACCTTTAGAGATAGAAAATATCAATCCAACATCACATATGAAAGAAAATCCATATTCATATGGTACAGTATTCTACCCTAACGAAACAGCAAACTTAGGAGAAGGCCACTATGTAATATTTGATGTTATAATGCATAACTCATCAAAATTCAAATCAACTAATTTTAGTAATAATAAGATTGCTACTAACTCAAACAATTTAGTTGGTGAATATGGTTATTCTTCTGCGCAAGGAGATACTGTAAACAAAATTAAGGCAAGTAAATTTGCTGAGGCGAGAAAGATAAATCCTAAATCAGGACTAAATGAAAAGACACCAACACATAGTTTTATAAGTGATAGTATAATATTATACACACCAGCTCAGTCATTGAAGTTTGGATATGGCGCTACATACGATACGCCTGCCACTGGTATCGCTGGTCTAATAGGACAAGGAATAGGTGACTTTAGAGATACAAAAGGATTTGTAGAGAAATTAAAATCAATGGGTAGTGTCGGTGGTGACGCTGTAAAACAAATTGGTAGAAAGGCACTATTTGGTGCTGCTAGTTTGATACCAGGATTTGAAGGTGCTGAAGCGGCATACGATAAAGCATTTGGACAAGCTGTTAACCCACAAATGGAAGTGACATTTCAATCTGTACCATTTAGAGAGTTTAGTTTCCCCTTTGAGTTTGCTCCTAAGAACCCATCTGAAAAAGATAGCATACACAAAATTATTAATATGTTCAAGTTTCATATGTTGCCCGAGTACCAGGGAACAACAAAAGGTTATTTCAATACACCAAGTGAATTTCAAATAACATATATGTACAGAGAAGATATAAACACATACATACCTAGAGTAAGTCGTTGTGTACTAACTAACATGGAAGTAGATTATGCACCAGAAGGTGTGATTTCATCTTTCATACCTGATGAAGGTGGTGCTGCGCCAACACTAGCAACAGTCAATCTGACATTTAAAGAAACAGAAATTATGACAAAAGAAAGAGTGGCGGACGGATTCTAATATGTATTTTTCTAAATTTCCAACAGGTAATTACGATATGAAAGGTGACGGCAATCAAAAGATTGTGACTGACCTAATGAGAAGAGTCAAGGTAAGAAGTAAGATTATAGATGAAGTTTCTTTATATGACACTTATGATGTACCAAATGGTGAGAAACCAGAAGACACAGCATACAAACATTTTGGTGACCCTGAATTACATTGGGTAATTCTAATGACAAATAATATCACAGATAGATATTACGGTTGGCCACTGACAAACCAAGACTTTGAAAAGTATATAACTACAAAGTATGATAATCCAGATGCGATACATCATTATGAAATTACACAATCAAGTGGACCATTGACAAGCAACGGACCAAATGATTACTCACACAAAATAGAAGTCAACAGTACAGAAGTTGGAGCTGCGTCAGTATCCAATAGAGAATACGAACAAAGATTACAAGATGAGAAAAGAAGTATTAAACTATTACAACCTGGTTTCCTAGGTGTATTCATAGAAGAATTTGATAAATTAATTAGTAAGTAGTGAAAAATGTACAATGATATTAACACAGAACAACTAAACAGAGCTGGACAATATTCTTTATCAGATGTCCAGTTAGTTTCATACCAATCGTCAGAAGGTCAAAACAAACCTAAAAGAATAAGTGTAAGGTCGCTTGTGACTGAGTTGAATGTATATGAAAGTATTACAAACAAAACTCTATCAGGCAACATTGTCTTAACAGACGCACAGAATGTTCCCAATCACTTACCACTAACTGGCTTTGAACAAATAGAATTTAAGTTGTTTACACCTGGAACAAGTAGAGCATATGACTTTACCACAGCCACAGGTCACCCAATGCATATCTACAAGATTTCAAATAGACAAGGATTAAATCCTCGTACTCAAATCTATGTACTTAACTTCGCAAGTAAAGAAATGATTACAAATGAACAAGTCAAAGTAAAGAACGCATTTGAAGACAGCATAGACAATAATGTATTGAAAGTAGTCAGAAACAATTTAGACAGTGACAAGACATTAATTTTAGAAGAAACAAAAGGTATTCGTAAATTTGTCATACCAAGAATACGACCCTTTGAAACATTGGATTTGTTTTGTAAGTCAGCAGAAAGTAAGAAACATCACACACCAGGTATGATGTTCTTTGAAAACGCACTTGGATTTCACTTTAAATCATATGAGAGTATGTTGGCGAGTACAGATACAACAGCACGACCAGTAGTGGCGCTGTATCGTCCTACACCGGCAAACATAAGAGATGAAACAGGCAATAGACAAGTTGTAAAAGAGATGCAGACAGTTAAAGGCTTTCAAATCAACAGTCAATTTGATACACTAAAGAATTTAAGAAACGGTATCTATAACAGTAAAGTCGTATCACATGACAATTTCAACAAGACATTTAAAGAAACAGATTTTGATTATCTAACAGAGTATCCTAAAGCATTTCATACAGAACATGATGGACAAGGAAGTAAGACAGATGGCAAAGGTATACTGCCACTGTTTAATTACAAACAAGGTAAGTCATTTAGTGATTTTCCCGAAGGCACATTATACTTTTTAAGTGATACAAGTAATATACATAACAACGCAGAGATGCCAAATTACCACGAGACCACACCAAAACGATTATCACAAAGACTGTCATTTGAAACAATGAACATATCAATAGATGTCCCAGGATTTACTGGTATTTCATGTGGTGATTTAGTTGCGTTTGAAATGCCAGCATACGAGCCAATGGGAAGAGATAATCCCTACGATAACGACCCTTTTCTATCTGGCAGATACCTAGTCAAATCAATCAGACATAGCATAGACACAGTAAACGATTACCATGCGATGAACATAGAGATGATTAAAGACGCAGTTAAGGATTCATATCCAGAAGAAGATTTAGATACACTGTCAGAAAGAAACAACAAAGACAGATTAAACATATTACAATACGATTTAGACGATAATATACTTAAAGACCAAGGAGATGAGGTATAATGGGATACACTCCGAGAATCGCTGAAGAATCGCTGCTAGAGCGTGTAGGAACGACTATAAGCGGTGGCTATGAGAGGATAGATAACTAACAACATGAAAGACATACTTTCACAATATAAGAGAATGATAATGAATATTAAAGAAGAAATTAAGACAATCATAGATGACTACTCATTTGCTTCAGCAGAGGCCAATGAGAGAAACAAGTACAATGGGTTCTTTAAAGGACACCGAGGCACTGATAGCTCTTGGAACCATGTAAAACACCCTTGTTTACTTAGAATTAAGGGCCTTCTTGCGAGTCTTAAATTGATAAACAACAAAGATAATACATATAGCTAACCTTGCGTGTGCTTTCGCTAAATGCTATTAAATAGCGTAAAGCCAGTGTATTAAAACAAAAGGCATATCGGAAAAAATAAAAATGATTAATGACAAATTTATAGGACACAATGGTTTTCTGTGGTTCGTTGGCGTTGTAGAGAATAGACAAGACCCGGAGTTCGCAGGCAGAGTAAGAGTGAGAGCACTTGGCCATCACACAAGCAATCAAAGTATTCTTCCTACAGCTGATTTACCATGGGCGCAAGTTGTTCTTCCTATTACAAGTTCAGGTATAAGTGGATTAGGTCAAACGCCATTAGGTCTAGTAGAAGGCTCTTGGGTGTTTGGATACTTTAGAGATGGGAACAATAAGCAAGAGCCATTGGTCCTTGGTTCTTTACCAGGGAAGCCATCGGAGCTGTCGCAAGCTGGTGGATTCTATGACCCGAATGGTATCTATCCCAAATACAAACAAGAACCTGATGTCAATAGATTAGCTGTGAACAATGAGGACAATCCACATCTATCTTTAACATTACGACAATCAACACGATTAACTGGGATAGCCACAGCTGACTTTAACGCCTTTGTCAACGCCGATGGCTCTGATGCTGTTTCGTCTGATGGTGACACATTTGACCAGCCAGCGATACCGTATGCTGCGCATTATCCATACAATCATGTCTATGAAAGTGAGAGTGGACATATAAGAGAATTTGATGACACCAGCGGCAATGAGAGAATACACGAGAGCCATAGAACAGGAACATCATATGAGATAGACAAGGATGGCAATAAGATTGAGATAATCAAAGGTGATTCGTATGAGCTAATGAGTGCTAACAAAAGAATAGCAATCGCTGGCCAATCAGACATTACAATAGATGGCAGACATAAGCTGTTTATCAATAAGAGTAATACAACGGACAATCACTATGATATACAGATAGGCGCCGGCGCTTCCATTAATATACAAGTAGACAGTGGCGATGTTAATATACACACAGTACAAGGGAAGATTAATATGAATGCCGGCGGTGATTACAATTTAAAAGTTGGTGGGAACTATACGGTAGAAGTAGCCGGCAATACAACAGAAACAATAGAAGGAACAAAGACTTCCAATACTACTGGTGGTGTCACACACCGAGGCTCTACAATAGATTTAAATCCTTAGATTGCTCAGTATATAGAAAAGGCCTTTATGAAAGCTGTTGCTATTTCTAATCTATAAATGTAATAACAACTTTAAGGCATACCTTGAGAGTTATTTTTTTTCTCGTACTATTAAGGTGGCGCTCAATCTCCGGCTCATTGCTTAGTCTTTATATTGAATTTTTTTCGAGTATATTTTTTAGACTATAAACATTGAGATAGAAAGTCTTTCAATTCTTTAGAACGAGAAGGGTGTTTTAACTTTCTTAACGCTTTCGCTTCTATTTGTCTAATTCGATCTCTTGTTAAATGAAACTTCACGCCGACTTCTTCTAAGGTATGTTCTTCTGTGTTTATACCGAATCGTAAACGCAATACTCTTTCTTCATGTGGTCTTAAAGAAGACAATACTAAAGATACTACTTCTTTAAAATTTTGTCTTTTAAATTCTTCTAAACAATTATCAACTACAACTGGCGACACTTCACTAATCGTATCAAGTGACTCATTTGTTGATAATCTCATTATATCATCTTTTAGATATTGTGGTCTGTCTACTTTTTGTTGTACGATATGATTGTTTTTGTTTTTGTTGATTCTATAATAATAATCGTTATTATCAATATCAAGGTTTAAGTTTCTATTATATTTCATAGTGTGTTTTCTCTCTTTGTTAGTTTATGAGTATAGTTTAATTAGATTATCAAAATTGATATCTAAATGTTTCAACTTATTTGTAGATGATTTAAGATTCTTCATTTTCGTTAGAAACGATATCTTTGATTTATTATCATTTAAAGTCTTAAATGTATTAAATAGTGATTGTTTTGTTATAGTGTTTTTTATCATAGTGTTTTCTCCTTTGGTTATTCATTTAGTATAACATAGATTCGGTGGAATGTCAATGGTTTATTTGCATTGTTTTTGTAGGGTATTTTTGAAGTCGTGTTCTTTGTTTGTTCTCTTTTACGCTTAGTATTGACTTTATAAATAATGTATGATACAATAGACGACATGATACAAGACATATTTAAAACCCCATTATACAACACAGTGTTTGATCATCTGGATAACAAATCTATGATTGATTATGTCCTTCAATACAAACGAAACAATCCAAGTGTTGTCGTATCTAATGATGGTGGTTATCAAAGTCAAATACTAACCGGCGCTCATCTTCCGTTAAATGAATTGTTTAAAGATATTGATTATACTTGTAATGCGTATTGTCAAAGACTTGGAATGAAAATGCCTACAAAGATAGACAATTTATGGATTAACATTAATCCTCCTGGTTCTTATAATATAGCTCACAGACACCCATTGTCGTTAATCTCTGGTGTGTTCTATTTAAGTGTTCCTAAAGGGAGTGGTGGTATTGTTTTTACAAATCCGATTTCTATGTTTGATATGTTCTTTGGTAAGAATGTAGTAGATAATTACACGCCGTACAATACCATTGATTATGAATACAATCCAATTGCTAATGAGTTAATATTGTTTCCGTCTTTTTTGACACACAGAGTGATGACAAACAATTCTGATAGCGATAGAATATCCTTAGCGTTTAATTGTAGCGTTATAGTGTAGAGTTCAGAGTTCTTATACATATCCATGTTGAATGGTCTCAGGGAACCATAGAGTCTATAAATAATAGAGTATTTAAGAAAAACAACAACAAGCGAATTTCACATCACATCAGCGATTAGACTATCCTCAATAGAAGGACACGGATTTGTTTAAAAGGACTAATAAGGTCAATACAAAGACTGATCGAAGTAAACATCTAAAAAGATTAAAGCGTTTAGCTCCTAAAGTACCGGACTATACTTGTCCCGATATTGACTTTGTAATTGAAAGAGTAGAAAAGTCGTATAAGGTTGAACGGCCAATCAGTAAAGTTTCTCTGCGTGTCTTAGAACGGAAACTAGAACGATTAAGACAACAGAATGAAACTTTAAGAGAATCAGGGAAATACTGGTATAATAAGTTTAAGGATTACTTTCTTTATTAGTGCCAAGCACCCCCTCCAGCGACTCTGAAAATTTAGCGAAATTTCTCTGTTGACTTTTCTCTAAATATAGTATAGAGTAAGTATTATGTTAAAACAACAGTTAGAAAAGTTAGACTTCTATAAAGGGGTAAAGTTTGAGGTTAAGGGAAAGCAATTGTTTGCTCGGTCTAAAGATCGGACTTCACTACAAGAACAAACGGAGAAGTATTTTAAAAGAAATAGAATACTCTTTAACCCACGAAAGAAGATTACAGAATTAGATGTCACAGGCGCTAGTCAAGTATTAGTGTTTAAGCCTATGGCGGCAAAAGGTGCGGGTGGTCTAAAGTTTGAAGACCAAATCGTTGCTGATTTAAATAACTGGTTAAAAGGTGCTGACTATGATGAGTTAAAACACCCTGACACTATTCAACAATTAGTTAAGACTATAAGATTAAAACAAGATAGCAGTTATTATGTTAAAGGAGTGGGTTCAGAAAATACTCGTAGACCTCCTACTTTTACAAAGACAAAAGCAACCGTCACAAACAATGTTAAAGGTAAAGTATCTGATGTCAATATCTACAATAAAAGCAATCGTGTATTACATCATCTATCTTTAAAGTTTAGTAATTCATTTTACATCTATAATGCGACTGTGATTAATTACTTTAGATCACCGACTGCTAGTGTAAGAACAATGATTAATGAGTTCTTTGGTTTTGATGGTGTTAAAATGGGTAAAGCATTTGGTAAAGAGTATGCGGCAAAGACACCAAAGAATTATAACTATTCATCTATACTGACAAGATTTAGAGATTTATTAATACAATGCTTAGGACCTGATATTGTATTAGTATTGAAAGTTGGTCCAGGTAATAATCATATTGATAATATAAAAGGATTTGGTCATAAGATTTCATTATCTGGTTTAACTAAAGACAGTTATGGTTATGCTGAAACAGGTGTAAGAAAATATAACTTTATACGATTTAGAGCAGTTGTCAATGGACATAACTATGAGATAGATTTTCAATTTAGAGGTACTACATCTACTGATACTGGACCTCGTTATTTAAGGATATTATTCAAAGCAAAGTAATACTAAATAAAAGTAAACTTTGTGAATAAGAAACGAAGCGAATACACCTCCTACCAACCCAACTCACTACTCACCATTTATTTCCTTAAGCTAATTGAGAAACAACCTAAAGACGAAAAGAGAATTGTTAAAGTTTTGTTAAAGTCTAAAAAGAAAAGGTAAATACTTTAAGTCTTAACAAACATAGGAGATAAGATGAGATTATTAGTAATCGCTTTTATAATGTCTTTGATGACAATAACAGCACAAGCAAGAGATCAAATTAATATAGTTGGTAGTTCTACCGTATATCCATTTTCAACAGTTGTAGCAGAAAGATTTGGTAAGTCAGGAAAGTTTAAAACACCTGTAATTGAATCTACAGGTACTGGTGGTGGTATGAAATTATTTTGTGCTGGTATCGGAGTAAACACACCCGATATGTCAAACGCAAGTAGAAAGATCAAATCAAAAGAAATAAAACTTTGTAAAAATAATGGTGTCACAGATATTACTGAAGTTATAGTAGGATTAGATGGTATCGCATTTACAAGTTCTGTAAAAGGTAAAGAATATAACTTTACAAAAAAACACTTATGGGAAGCAATGGCTGACTTAGGTCCTAGACCAACTAAATGGTCAGATATTGATCCTAGTTTACCAGACTATAAAATAGCAATTCTAACTCCACCAGCAACATCTGGTACAAGAGATGCTTGGAATAGTCTAGTGATGAAAAAAGGTTGTCCAGAAGAAATCTTAAAAGAAAAAGGTAAAAAGGCTTGTTATCTTTTAAGAGAAGATGGACCAGTTATTGAAGTGGGTGAAAACGATACTTTGATTATTAACAAGTTAGTAGGTGAGCCACAATACTTTGGTATTTTTGGTTTCTCTTATTACGATAACTCAATGGATAAAGTTCAAGCACATACAATTGAAGATGTAGAAATATCTTTAGAATCAATACAAGATGGTTCTTATCCAATAAGTAGACCATTATTCTTTTATGTAAAAAATCAACACATTGGTGTCATACCAGGTATTGATGAATATGTAAAAGAGTTTACTTCTAAAAAAGCCGCAGGTAAAAGAGGTTATCTATTAGACTTAGGTTTAGTACCTTTAGAAAATTTAAAGGATGCTGTGTCAAAAGTTGAATAAATAGTTATATCGTTTATCCGGAAACGGACGGAAGTAAACCACAAAGGTTGAAGAAACGCTCTTTTAAAAGGAGAAAGTATGGACTTAATAAAAGACCTACGAGCTCAAAGAAAAGAGATAAGTAAAGAAATTTCTACTAGAGCTCAATTAAGAAAAAGAAGTAAAGATAGTGTCGCTAGACCAAAGGCGAAGAAAAATCTTTTTTCTAAGGATCCTAGACTACAAGGAATTTAAATTTGGTACAGGCGGGTTGAGTTGAACAACCGACTTCTATTCCACAAATAGGTGTTATACCGTTTAACTACACCTGCCTGTGTTAATGAATATATGTATATACTAAACCGACAATAGTGATTGTTGATAATACAAGATTGGTTGTTATGAGTGCGGCTTCTTTCCACATGATAGCTACGGCCAACCAACAGAACCCACCTATTAAAGTAGTGATTGGTCCTAGTGGATATATACCCACAGAGTTAGCAGCACAACCTATCATTAGAAATCCTGTCGCTATCCATTTAAGATACTTGTCCATTATACCCTTGTATCATTTAAATTCATTTCATCATAAGATAAAACTTTTTTTAAGTGTGTCTTACATAGATCAACAGGTATTATTCCTAGTTTACCTATAAGTGATTCATCTTTCTTTAATATGAATACTTTTTTACATACTGTACATTTACCTTTTTTTATCATATAAGTTTTACCAATATAACTACCTGAAGACATAATATCGCAACTGGAATGATAGTTCTGATCAACTCCATTGTGTGATTGTATTCATCTAGTTTTCTTTCTAATTTATTTCTTTTATTATTCATTTTAATTATAACCTCTCAAATATAATGGTCCTGTCCATTGAATAGAATAACCAGCTTCTAGTACATTACCTCTAGCTCTATTCTTTGCTGGAGCTCTCCAACTAGATGCTTTAAGTATATCACCCATTTTAAATCTACCATCGTCTTGTTTAACAACAAAAGCTTTTACACTACCGTTATTAGTCACTTTGATAAACTTTTGACCAACGATAGTTTTAAAACCATCTTTGTATTCGTTAAACATTCTTTCATTAGTATTGCCTTTACTATAATCAACAACCATGGCGTCAATCATTTTACCGATACCAGCTAATAGTGTTTCTGATTTTTCTTCTACTCTTATCATTACGCAACCTCCAACATTGACATAGGTACTCTGTATACTCTACCAGATAAATCAACTAAACATTTTGATTGCATGATTTTTGTAATCACACCTGGTGTCTTTTTAGTTTTTTGTACCACATTAACTTTCATACCAACTTTCATTACAGACTTTACTTTGTTCTTAATAATGTCAGCGATTAAGTCTTTAGTGTTATTCAAGTCTTCAATAGACATTGAAAATAACTTATTATTAAAAGTGTTCATTTCTTTAATCATTACTTAGCCTCCGAATATAATTGTTGTGAAAATAATGATATAATAAAGCTGGCAATACCTGTACTCACAGCTGCCGCACCTAATAGCCATTGATCAGTTTCTACCGCACCAGTTGCTGATACCATAGCTAAGGTACCTAGTACTGCGAAGAATACTGTCATATATTCATATACTTTTTTCATTTTGTTTTTTTGTGTTTTCATAGTTTACTCCTTTTGTTATTTTTTATATATTGCGAAACTTGTTGCACCAGCTAAATGACAAAACGATTGTGGTCTGTCATATAAATCTGTAGTAATACCTCTGTATCTAAATCTAACATTTTTTTTCATAACTTTCATGTAAGTTTTAAATCTACTTAATAGTTCAATCGGTATACCTTTAACAACAGATGTTTCTTTTTTATCTGATCTATACTTGTTAGTTAAATCTAATATTTCTTGTTCTCTCAACTTGTTGTATTTCTCAATGTCACTCATTGCTTTAGTAGATAGTGTAGTCATAGTGTTTTCTCCCTTGTTGTTATTTGATTTCTAACCAATCAAAATGTTGTTTTAATTTGTAGTCGTTAATAATTTTGTTAATAGCGTTTTTCATATTAATATCAATCATAGTTAATAGAGTATTATCAACTTCAATAACTTCTTTGATATTCTTATTCATTTTTTCTATTTGTTTATATGCGATATTTCTAACAATCGTCATATTATTTGTTT